TTTGTTGTTTGAATATTAAATACCTCAATGTTTTCTAAATTTTCCATAATATATTGTTTTAAAAATTAAAGCCAACCCTCGCTACAAAGATTGACTTTTAATATTGTTAGTGTAGCGAAATGTAAAACTAATAAATTATATTTTATAAATTGCAATTTTGTAAGTAATTTATAATGGTTTTAAATAAAAAAACCACCTCGTTAGAAGTGGTTGAAATTTAACCAATAAGTGTGTGTCTTTTCATAATCAAAAAAATTAAATTGTTTTTTAGCAGATTGTAAATCTACAACTATTTCTATTTAGAAACAAAATAAATTGCACTTTCTTTTTCTCTACGATTAACTAATCCTTGTACTTTTTTACCACCAGCCTTTACCCATTTTAAGAACTCGTTTTTAATCGTTACATCGTTTGGGTTGTTATTTACTTTTTTAAGCAACGTAGAGGTTGAAAATGCTCTAGTCCCTACGTTATAAGCAAAAGAAACTAAAGCATTTAATTGATTTTGTGTTAATTCACTTGTTACCATTTCATCAACTCTACTCGCGAATTTATCAGCAATGGTTTTAAATATTTCAAATGCGTATTCTTTTGTGATTGGCTCGTCTAATAAAGTCACTCTTTTACCATTTGGATAGTAAGTATTTCCGTAACCTATAGTTGGAATTTTCGCTGAGCATAGATAAGGTTTTAATTTTAAACCCTCAAACTCACAAATTAACTTATATCCGTTTTCGTTTAATTTCATAATATTAATTTAAAGATTACTACTATTAAGCTACCAGAAGCGATAAAACCGAAAAATACTTTCCAATAAGTATCGTGTAGTAGCATAGTTTTTTCAACATTATTTAGTCTTGTTATATGTCCGTTTTTTCCGTTGTAATCGTTATCGGTCAATGTATTGACCAATAAATCTAATTTACGATTAGTTTCGGAGCGATTAAACAAAGCGTCTTCATCACGTTGCTTTATTTTATCTAAATGCGCTTTAATTCCAGTTATCGATTCTTTGATTAGAGCGATGTCTTTTTGCTCAGGCGTTAATGGTTGCATAAATTATTCTGTATCTTGTATGTTATTCTCATTCTTTTTTTGCACTCGATAAAGTCCGTAACCACCAGCACCCACAAACCCCAAAAAAACGAACTCTTTAACATCAAACGTTGGAAGTATATACGGCATAAAAGCGTATAAAGTAGCCACAAAAAAAGAACTAAAAACCATAACTCTTTTTTGCGACCATTTGCCGTTTACTTGCATTGTATCTGTTAGTATTTTCATCTATTTATTTTTCTATCAATTAATAAAACCAACGGCATAAATATAATAATTAAATTCCACATCATAAACGTTTGATAGTTACATTCTAAATAAAAATTCAATAACTTAAACGCTAAATAGAAAAAACTAAAAGCAAAACAATGTTTTTGAAACAATGTTAACTTATTTAATTTATTCCAAAACGCATAATAAATAATCGTTATAAACATCGCAATATAAAAAGGTGTATCGATTAAATCAATAACATTATACCTTTCAGTTGTATAACCCATAAAAGTAATTTTTTCGCTATACCAATCAGTACGCAAAATCATTAATAATGTAAAGTTATAAATTAAAAGGTATAACGCTATGTTTTTCATTATGGTTTCTTTTTAGGTGGAATAGGTGCGCCTATCTTTTCTCCATTCTCATCTATTGCGAAAATATCGCCAATAGTATAGCCTTGCAATCTAAGTGCTATATCAAATTCTTCAATCATTCTTTCTAATTCTGCTGTCATATTTATTTATTTTAAATGTATCTTGATTTATTTGCGTTATAATTTTGTAATATTTCTGCACTAGTCAAAGCTCTATTATACATATTTACTATTCCAATATTACCTAACATTCTTGTAGCATTATCAGACCTACTACCAATTAAAAAATTATTAGTTAAGTTAGTAGTTATTGACATCGAGGCTGTTGTTCCATTAGAAACACCATTTAGATAATGAGTACAATTAGGTGATGATAATGCTACACAAACGAAATTCCATACACCTATAGTCGGAGATGAGATTCCAAAAAACGGACTTCCTGTAAAAAGCAATGGTTTTCCGCTAGTTATGTCTAAATAATAATCAAAAGGTCTAGGAGTGCTTCCGTTTGTTTTTCCGATTAACCCTCTATAATTTGAAAAATTAGTAGGTTTTATCCATAAACAGAAAGTGAAATTATCAGTAAGTCCTAAGTTGTTTCCGAAATTAATATTATCATTAACTCCGTCATAAACGAAAGAGCCTCCACCATCGGTTGAGAATCCAACACCATTTACTAAAGTTCCAGTTAAATCATTTGCAGATATATCTTTACAAGATGTTCCACTCCCAATATATGAGCGCAACTGTGCTGGGTCTAAATTAAGAACCAAACCATCGGTAACTATTTTTTGTGAATTATTTACTATCATATTAAGCGTTAATTTCACCAGACAATAACCATTCGTCTGTGTTTATTTTCAATAATGTCATTAATGAATTTTGTCCGTTGCTTTTAGTCCAATTATTAAAACTTTTTATAGTCACTCCTCCAGTAGCTACAATAGTAGTTCTGCCAACACCATATTGTGAAACATAAACAACCGTGCCTATAGCAAAAGCTACACTTGAATTTAACGGTACGGTTAAATTGTTTGATGTAGCTACATCCATTTGTATTATTTTATCTAAATCAGTTAAAACTAAAGTGTAATTTGCAGTTTGTAAATTAGGCGTTATTAATGTTGAACCACCACCTCCACTTGCGCTAATAACTGGAGCTTCTGGAACGGTTCTGTCAATTGTTATATTTGCACCAGCCGTTAAAGTAAATTCTTTTTCGTCTAACTTTTCTTTGTTTATTTCTTCAAGTTTAGCAAATTTAGTAACTCCACTTTGTACTAAAGGGACAACTTCATTGCCTGCTAATGGATATGTAGCTTCATCTAATGCGTTTGTAAAAGTCGCAAAATTAGTTTCGGTTAAAACATCCTGTTTTGCATCTAAAGCATTTTTTAAATCTGTTTGGTCTTCAATATCTCCAATAATTGAACCCCATTCAGCAGAGCCACCACCGCCACCACCTAAACTTGAACGAGTATAAATAACTTCAAGTAAAGCATCTTGTAATAATGCTACACTACCATAAACAACACCATCTAATTCTATATTGGCAAAGTTTGTATAATCAACTCGAATGTCGTTTTTATCGTATGCGTTAAAAATACGAATAGAATTACCAGCAACCTCACTAATATAATTTTTAAAGTAAGGGATGCCGTCTAACGAAAACTTTTTAGTATCAATGTTATTTATTATTATCATCCTATTTTTCTAATTCTAAATTGATTATTTTTTTTAATACCGCAAACGTTAAATAAAGGCTCGTTTGTTCTACGTAAATATGCCTCAACACTTAACCAAATATTATAAGCGCTTTGTTTATTTATAGTAAACATTGATTTTCTAATATCATTCGGTACTGGTTCGCTAACGTTTGAATTTAATTTTTGTACCGTTCCGAAAGGCGTATTAGTCACATCGCCAAACATTGTCCAATAAGCGTAAATGTAATATGATAAAACTGCATACAATCCATAATTAGTATATAAAATATTATTATATGTATAAGTACCACCATTTAATAAATCAGTGTAATTTAATGGATTTTGCATCAAATCATTAAACAATAAATCCCCAAGCAAAGGTCGTAACTCGTCAATCTGAACTTGTACAATAACATCGTTTAATCTGTCATCATTTGCAGTTTTAGAAAGTTGTTTGTACTCTCTAATCTTTTCGCGTGTTATAAGTTTAGTTTGTAGCATTTGCTTCAGGATTAGGATTAATTTCTACATTTCCAAGCATTTTTCTTGCAAATTCGTTACTATATCCGTAAATGTTTTCAAGCATTGCAACACCGCTTTCGTAAGAAGTTGTCTGTTGTGATACTGATTGTTGAATTAATAATAACGATGTGACGCCCCCTACTGAACCTCTTAGTTCTGCTTGTGCATCTTGTGTTTTTTCATCAACACTCTTAACTCCGTTTACCGTTTCTTCAACGTTATTAACTATTACAATTGGCGTATTATCATAATTAGCCATTCGTTTCCAAATATCG